TGAAGACGTTGTCGTCGGTCAGGCTGGTCTTGGCGGTGATCTTCGCGGCCTCGCGGTCCTGGAAGATCATCGGCTTGATGGCCCGGCTGTCATCGATCAGATACCAGGCCGCGCCCGATCCGCCCTGAAAGTTCGAGATCGAGACCTCGGCCCCGGCCTCGTTCTCGACCGGGTGATCGACATCGAAGAAGAACTGCCCATCGTAATGGGTGGTATTGAAGCCCTTCTCCAGCTGCTCCCAGACCAGATCATCCGGCAGCTCGGCCGCAGTCTGGGCCATGTCCGAGACGAGCGGCGTATAGATGCCATACTGATCGTCGGCGATATCATCGACCGGCACCGCGACCGTTTTCTCGAACTTGCGGTTGGTGATGACGAAGCCATCGACCTCAAGGCGCTCGACATAGCGCTCGCCGACCCATTCGCGCATCGGCCCCAGCTCCGAGAGCTTGGGATAGGCCTGATGACGGGTCGAGGACTGCACCGTCATCGCGATGCGGCCAAAGGTGGTTTCAACGCCCGTCAAACGGGTGTTGAAGGCGGTGGTCATGGCGACATTCAGGGCTGCCAGGGAGGCCCGGGTGATATCCATTGCGGATCTCCGATCAGAGGATTTCGACGACGACGCCCTCGGGCGTCACGTCCAGGCACTTGCCCGCGATGATGGTGCTGGTCGCGGAAGAGCCGACGGTGTTGTCGTCCACGACATAGACGCTGCCGCCGATATGGGCGCGGGTGACGGCATTGGTCGCGTCATTGGCGAAGAGGAACGGGCCGCGTTCGATATCGACCTGTTTCGCACCGACAAGGCCGCCGGTGTTGTCCGCCTCGGCCAGCGCCACGCCCCGGACACGGGTTGCGGACGGAACCGCCTTCACCGCATCACCCGTGGCATTCAGGGCCACCATCGACCCGGCGAAAATCCGGGCACCGGCCGCGACCGGATCGCGGAACCGCTTTCCTTCCCCGACCCGGGTGCGCGGCGAATTCTTGGACAGCGCGGCCATGGGTCAGCCCTCCTGCATCGTGTTGCGGTTCTTGGCGAAGTCGGCCTCGGTCACGCCCATGCGGGATGCGACCTGCCGCTCAAGCGGATCGAGCGCATCGCCGGAGGGCTTCGGCGCTTGCCTGCCCGCCAGCTGACGGCGACCGGCCAGATCGATGCGCACCGGTGCGACGGCCTCCCAGGCCTCGAACTCGGCCAGATCCTTCGAGGCGAGCTGGGTGGCCCAACCTTCCAGATCGGGCGTCAGCTTGCCCGCATCGCGCGCCCGTTCGAGCGCGGCCTCGACCAGACCGTCATTCACCGTCTTCTGGAGCGAGGCGAACTGGGTTTGCAGCGTGTCGAACGAGGCCTTCGGCACGAACTGCGCCGGATCGGCAGCGGGCGCGGCGAGACGTGCGCAGATCTGGGTCACGGCATCATCGCCAGTGACCTTTGCCGCCGTGGTGATCGAGGCAAGCTGGGTCTCGGATGCGGCGAGCGCGGTGACGCGCGCCACGATGTCTTCGGGCTTGTCGGCAGCGATGCCGAGCAGGCCCGCGATCTGTGAGATCGGGTCCATCAGGGTTTCCTTCGAGGCAAGTTGGCGAAGCTGGGGGAGAGCGGGATCATTGACGAGGGCCGCACCCTCGATCAGACCGACCGACCCATCGGGCCGGGTTTTGAAGACGGGCGAGAGGAAGCGATAGCTGCGGCCTTCCAGGGCAGCCCGGCCCTCGGGCGTCCAGATGACCGAGGCCATGACCCGTTCACCCTCGACCCGCATTTCCTTCACCCAGCCAGCCGCACGGCTGTCGGCCTGTTTCTGGACCGCCAGCGAGCGGTGATCGAAGTCGATCAACAACTCCCCGCCCAAAGCATTCTGGAAGCTCGCCGCAATGACAGCGGGCGCGGATGCAGGATCGAGTCGCATCGGTTTCGCACCGCGATGGTCAGCGAGGCGGAAATCACCGACCGGCAGGATCTCGATCCATTCGGCGGCCGGATCGACGGCAACGGGCGCGAGAGCGCAGATATGGCGGACAAGCTGGGTCATGAACCCGTCTTGCCAGACCGGCGGCATTCAGGGCCGTGGGATGATGTTTCGGGGGGATTGCCCGCGCGGGGGCGGACTGTCGCGGGAGGGTCGGGCCGGAGTACCGTTCAAAACCCCGCCAGCGCCTTCAAAAATGGCCTCGCCGGGTTTTCGGGTGGAACGGCCCGCCCGGAGCCATCTGCCCGCGTGTGGGGCCTCTGGTGCGCGACCTCAACCGGGGAGAAGCAGCGCCAGAAGATCGGCATGGGTGGCAAGGATCTGACGCACCCGCTCCGACATGCGGAAATGATAGGTGATGACCCCGTGCCGCTCAAGCCAGAGCATCATCGCGTGGCGATAAACTATCGCCGATTCCTCGGCCGGGATAGATGCAAGCAACACCGCGCTGGCCCTGGCATGGTCGATGAAGGCCGCGACGGGATCGCGCGGTGGTATTGCGGCCAGCGCCACCCGCCAGATCGCCCCGCTGGCCGTGATCGAGGCCGTGGAGCGCAGGCCCAGATCTGCCAGTTCCTCGATCTCGAAGGAATGCGGTGGAGCCTCTGTGGCGCTGGCCCGCAGCACCGAGGAACCGGGAGGTGCTGCCAGATCCTCGACAAGCCGGACATCGGGGGCTTCTGCTGTGCCCGATTTCATGGCGATCGGCGCACCGGCCGGATCGATCACCGCCAGCTGCCCGACACCACTTCCGACACGCTGAAGCCGAAGTCCATCGATCACCCCGCGCGTTTGCGCACGCTGGCCCGGATCGAGATCCGGTGTGATGCCGTCCCATGCCTCGGTGATATCGAGCCAGGCCGCGCCCGGGTTGCTGTCAAATCCGGGATGAACGCCCCGGGGCACATCGAACACTTCGCCGGTGCGCTTGTTCACCCAGGGCCGCTCTTCGAGATCCGGCGGCGGATCGACCGCGCGCTTGTTGCGCTGCATCCAGCCCTCGGTCCGCTGAATGACGTGACAGCCGCAGAAGAACCCGTTTGGCGGATAGATGCGCTGCCAGATCGGGTCATCGACATGCCATATCTTGTCATGGAACCGGGTGTGGTCATGCCGTTTCGACGGCCGTTCGATCTGGATGTACTGAAGATAGGGAAAGGCGCGCTTCGTCCGCTGGATCGCGGCCCAGTGACCGGCCGCATGGGCGGTGCGCATATTCGTGTCGAAGATCGTCCGCAGGCGGCGCATCGAACCAAGCTGGGCCTCGACCTCTTCGCCGGTGACGGGATCGGTCATGATCTGGCGACCCCACCAGCCCATCGCCTGAAGGCGCGGTGCAAGCGATGCCTGAAACTGCTCCAGCGTCCGGCCCTCTGCCAGCGCCCTGGTCATCTCATCCCGGATGGCCTGGCTGACATCATCGCGCATGGCCTTGGCGACCACCCAGTTGCGGGCATGTTCCTCACGGAAGAGGTCGAGATGATGGAAGCGCTGGAGCTGCGGCGCGTAGCCCTTCGAGGTGAAATACTCGACCGCCTCGCGGTGGGGCAGCGGACGGAGATCGATCCCGGCCATGGATCAGCGCACCGGCGCGCCGACTTCGCCAGCCATCCGGGCGGCGAAGGTCGAGCGGTCGAGAAGATCGCGGAGCGCCCCGGGGGTGCCTTCGGTGAATACGGCCAGAATGTCCTGCACCTCCTCGAATGTGGTGGCATGCCCGATGGCCTCGATCAGCTGGCCGAGTTCGCCGCCAGCGGCCTCCTGCATGTCACCCGACTGGATCAGTTCATCCACCAGAGCGTCAATGCTGTCGCGGGGAGCAGGACCGGGTTCACGCGCGGCCAACTGACGCTGGGTGGCAGTATCTGCTGCGGGTGGTTGATCGCTCGGGGTTTGCACCGGCGGCGGGGCGGGAGGCGTCAGCACCTCTTCGCCCTCTTCCGGCTCGCGCAGGGCGAAGACATTGCGGATCTGGCTGACAGCGATCTTCAGCCCGGCCTTTGGGCCTTTCTCCATCAGTTCCAGCATCAACTTCGGATCCGCGCGCTCGGGTGCCACGAAGCGGATCACTGGCAATGCAACCCGGTGGCGGTCGGAGAAGTTCAGCCGGACGATGGCCCCGCCGATATCGCGTTGCAGGTTTCCGGCCAACTGCTCGGCATCGGCATCACGGATGTC